TTATCATCATTAAAGCCTAACTGCATGATCCTAGACTTTGTAGGTAACAGTGGTAAGCATAAGTTAGTGAGTGCTGCCGATGTGCTTGGTGGTAACTACACAATGGATGTTGTTGCTAGGGCTAACAGTATGGCAGAGAAATTAGAAAAACCAGAAGATACTCTGGAACTTCTAAAGAGAGCAGAAGCTGCAGTACAGAAAGATGCAGAGGAAGCAAAGAAAAGAAAGATGCGAAGGTCTGTTCAGGCGGAGGTGAAATACCGCAAGTCTAAGATGAATCCGTTTGATGTACTAGACATTGAACCACCTTTAGCTAATGATGAATGGAAAGCAAAACCATTAACACATAAACAGATAGAGTGGCTTGAGCGCTCTGGAATAGATACTGCTGTAATGTCAAATGCAGAGCAAAGGAAGGTGTTAAACACAATGATTAATCGTAAGAAGCGAAACTTGGCGACACCTAAACAGGTCAAACTTCTTAAAAGATACAACTATAACACTAATGACATGTCATTCGATGATGCGAGTAGGCTCATTACTCGACTGGCAAACAATAACTGGAAACGAGTATAAGAAAGGAAACTAATGTGGATACTACCAAAACAACTCATATCAGCTTATGTTCAGGGTACGGAGGGATTGATCTCGGACTCAGAAGAGTTCTGCCAGATGTGCGAACAATCGCTTATGTGGAGATCGAGTCCTTCGCTTGCGCGAACTTGGTTGAAAAGATGGAAAGCAAACAGTTGGATGCAGCGCCTATCTGGACAAACCTTAAAACCTTCAATGCAAAGCCTTTTCGCAATAGAGTGGACATTCTCAGCGGAGGATTCCCCTGCCAACCATTCAGTCATGCAGGGCAACGAAAGGGTACAGAAGATCCTCGACACTTGTTCCCAGATATCGAGCGAATCATCATGGAGTGTGAACCCAGTATCCTCTTCCTCGAAAATGTCGAAGGGATTATTCCAGCAAAATACCAAGGAGAACCCGACACAAGTGTTCTCAAATATGTCTTGGAAAGACTGGAGAAAATGGGTTACAGAGCAGAGGCAGGAGTATTCTCAGCGATTGAATGCGGAGCGCCTCATCAAAGAAAACGAGTCTTTATCGCAGGAGTTAGGAACATTTCCGACACCGACTGCATCAGACATGGAGGGCGGAGTAGCGAAGGATGTGCAGATGGAGAACGGTTCGTTCTTCAGGGAGAATGCGAACGGAGTGAGGTGGGGAGTGAAACTCAGGGATGCTGTAAACTGGCCGACACCAGACGCGACAAATGCGTCGGATGGAGTTCCGTGGGAGGTAACCAAGAAAGCGATGGAAGAAAGGAGAGCCAAGGTCAAGGAAGCTGTGAAGGCGGGGAAAACAAAGCAGGGAAGTGGGCGCTCTCCGAACCTAGCAATGAGTGTGCAGAAGTGGGCGACACCGCAGGTCACGGATGCGACAAGGGGTGGTCAAATCCGGAAGCCAGAGGAATTGACAGACAAAGCCAGACAAGGGGGTTGCCGGAATCTGAGGGAGGATGTTGTGAATTTCCAAGCAGACCAAAAGAAGAGCAACAACCCTGGGAAGCACCAAGAACAATCGGAAGTGAAGAAGTTATCACCGCTATGGGTGGCGCAGCTTATGGGGTTGCCGACGGCAACATGGTGCGTGCCTTTAGAGTGGATTCTCTCAGACTCCTCGGAAACGGAGTAGTACCAATCGTAGCCTCTAAGGCTTTTACTATACTAATGGCAAGATTAAATAAAGGATAATAGCCATGAAATCAGGATTCGCAGTAATCATAGGAAAATGCATTGATATGCAACCAGACAGTTTCACTGGGCGTGATGGAACAGAAGTAACAAAATTAGCAGTGCTTATTAAGCCAAGCGACGAAGCCGCGCCTATTGAGTTAGAAGTGTGGGGTGATCTTGCAGATAAATTCAAAGCTGCAGGCCCCGTTCATTCAACACTAGTTATTCAAGCAGGTGTTGCAGGTCGGGAATGGCAAGGAAAGAATGGCGATACGTTTAGGCGTACATCTCTTCGAATGAAAGAGTGGGCGTTCCTAGATGGCGCACAAGCAGAAATGAACCCTGGTGTTAAAATTACAGCAGAAGAAGACATGCCATTTTAAGGAGGCACTCATGTTACTAAGAATGAATGACCAAGCAATGATTATACTCTCCTCCAATGTTGGTATTGGGGGAGGGTATTTTAAGTGTTATGAAGAAAAACACGACATCCCATATGAAGAACGCAGGGGGGATACATTAGTGCAATTGTCTAAAGATTTAATCAATAGACAATTCATAGAAGACGGTGCTATCGATATTTCTGACGAAGAATATTTAAATATACTAGAGGCTGTAAGGGCATCTCTTGAGGCATCTGTTATAGGTGATGACAAAGTCTTTCACGATATATTAGAAACTCTGGGAATGCATTTTGCAAAAAAAGCAATAGATAATATTGGTTCCAAATCCCTCTCGTCAGTCCATAAACTGTTAGATTACTTAGAGTGCAATGCTCCGCCTGAAGTTATGAACGAATGGATCATTGAAAGAAAATATGTCGCAAACCAACGAATGGAGGACTTGCTAGATGACATGCAACAATCAGGTTGATTACAATTTAAAACAATTAGATAGCATGCGAGTTCGACTAAATGGTAGGGCTTACTCGGAAAACTGGTACCGGAGGCACTTCAGAGGCATGTTGGATGAGTTGTATAAAATAAAGAAAGAACAATGCCACACGAAAGACACTCATTCCCAGAAATAGCGGAGAAGTTAGGGGTCTCTTTGGCTACTGTTCATAGGATGCACCGTGAGGCAATCATCAAACTACGGTTGGCTCTCCAAAGAGATCCCTTTATTAGGGAGTGGCTCATAGAAAGAAAGGACGAAATAGAATGGAACAGCGATGGAAGCGTGTACACGGATTAAGTAGATGCCCTATATGTGGTAAGCCCGACTGGTGCTTAATTGCTCCAGACAGGTCAGCCGCTATATGTCCTAGGGTACAAGAAGGGTCGTCAAGACACATTGAGGGGTCGGGGTACCTTCATATATTAAAAGTTACTGATCAGTGGATGAAGGAGGAGTTCGTACCTAGTGTGCGAAAGGCACTTCCAGAGCATAATGAAGTGCTTGCTATTAGAGCTAGGAAATGGATAGCTGACTGCACCAGAGACCAGGTAGATGAACTAAGTGGCAGACTAGGAGTTACTCCAGAGTCATTGCGACTACTCAATATAGGTTGGTTCCCGCAGAACTCTTCCTGGATATTCCCTATGCTTAGAGGTGGTAAAAGGCTAATAGGTATTAGAACTAGGCCTAAGAATGGAAAAAAGTTTGCAATAAAAGGCAGTAAAAATGGACTTTTCATACCAAACAATATGCCTAGTAAAGGCGTTGTCTATGTGTGCGAGGGCGAATCCGACACAGCAGCCTTGCTTAGTGCAGGGCTTATCGCTATCGGAAGGCCATCTTGCAATAGTGGAGACCGCTTACTCGGAGAACTCCTTGGAAATCACGAGGTGGTTGTGTGTGCCGATAGGGATGGTGTTGGGAGAAAAGGCGCAGAGAGCCTTGCAGAATACCTCAAAATCCACGCATCGGGTGTTACAATGATGTTACCTCCAGATAAATACAAGGATATGAGAGACTGGTTCAATGGCGAAGGAAAAGAAGAAGTTTACAATACCGCAAAGCGAGTATCTGAAGAAGCATGGGGAACGTAACTTTGTACTTATCGCAATGCCAGAAGATGTCTTCATTAAGATCGATACCGTTCGAGACGCAATTATCACCTATATCCCTGGATACGACAGAAAAGATTTCGATGTCCTCTCTCAAGCCCTCGAATGGATTGATAACATAGAGGAGACATTATGCGTAAGGAATACGAAATCAACCTAGAGTATCAGTTTGAATCCCTCAATAAAATTATGAGGATGCACTGGGCAGTACGAAAAAAAAGACAAGAAGAACTATGGGCTGCTATAGAATATGCAGCTCCACAGCCGATAGTAAAGTTTGATGGGCTTACTAGACTTACGATAATAAGACAGTGGGGCAAGAGGGGCAGGGCGTTTGATCCTGATAACCTAGTAGCTTCATGTAAGATGCTCATTGACTGTTTAAAGGAACCTAAAGGGCGTAGCACCTACGGTCTTGGTATAATAAATGACGACAGCAGTGCTGATATAGAACTGTTGGTCAAGCAAGAAAAATCGCCTGATGGTGTTCATCGGGCAGTAATTCGTTTCACACAAGGAGACATAGATGTCTGAAGAAACACCACAAGTGGATAATGTTGAACAGGTAGCATCCGAGGATTGGCGTAGTTCCATTCCGGAAGACCTACAGAATGACCCAAGCCTAGCCGACATACAGGATGTAGGATCGTTAGCTAAAGGGTATGTACACGCACAAAGGATGATAGGTTCCGACAAAGTAGCTGTGCCTGGCTCACAGGCAACTCAAGAAGAACTAGACACCTTCTATAACAAACTGGGTAGACCAGAGACACCCCAGGGATACGAAGCGCCTACTGAGAATATGCCTGACCTCCCTGTTAATGAGGAGATGCGTGGCAAGTTCTACGAAGAAGCGCACCGTATTGGCCTAAACAAACAGCAAGCTGCCGCACTTCTAAGATGGGAAGCACAGTCTGCACAGGACATGATTGAGTCAAGAGAACAAGACTCACAGATAGCCCTAGAGAAAGCACAAGATGCTATGCGAAAAGAGTTCGGCAGGGCATACGAAGAGAAGGTTAACATGGCACAAAATGCTGCCCTTGAGTTTGGTGGAGAAGAGTTAGTAAACCTACTCGATAGCACTGGCTTAGGCAATGAACCTGCAGTTATTAAAGCGTTCGCCAATATAGGCAAGGCTATTGCTAACGATGAAATCATCGGTGGTGGTGGTCGACAAGGATTCATGATGTCTCCTGGTGAAGCGAAGGCACAGATTGGAAACCTCAAAAGAGATCCTAACTTCATGCAGGCTTACCAAGATACTACGAATGCTGGACACACTGAGGCAGTGAAGGAAATGGGAAGACTCTTCGAGTTAGCCCATCCAAACGTTGACTGATTTGGCCAGAAGAGTAACAGTTCAACAACAGCGGAAGTGGTTTCAAGAATCCATTATGGCTGCAGTCACCCCTGAAGATATGCAGGATGTAATCCTCATGCTTGTAGATAGAGCCAGGGGTGGCTCCATTTCCGCTGCCAAGGAGTTACTAGACAGGACTCTAGGTAAGCCTACACAAGAAATCATTGTGGATCAACAAGAACAACGTAGTCCAGACGAGGTTCGAACTAAGTTGGCTGCTCTGCTTATGGCTCACCCAGAACTTAAAGGCGTGTTGGATATGGCAGGGGATGAGCGTGCAATAGAATCACTTCCTAAGAATGAGTTCGAGGAAGAGGTTAAGCGTAATCCGATTTCAGAAACCCCCGAAAAGTATGAGTCTGATTAGACCCTTCTTTTTGTTGGGGCGAGTAGTGCTACAGCAAACACACCCATAGTGCCAGGGCTAGGCGAACTTCCATAATAAACTGGCATTGGGATGCCCATCTTGTATCCTGATTCATGTCCTATTCCATCTATTGCTTGCTTCACTTTGTCATAAGTCTGGAAGTACTCAATCATCTTGTCTATAGACTCTTTAGAAACAACGCCTGCAACAACAGCTATCGCTATGGTCATTGCGAACACTTTTTTTTTGAGACTAGAAATCTCTTGGTTCTTTTTCTTGTTGTTCTCTTGACACCTCTTTAGGTCAGATTCAGCAGATTTCTTATGACATTCACAGTTACATTTATTCATGTTAATCCAAACTTATTAAGGAAGCACTCCAACTTTTTTTACCCATTCTCCCTGGACGGCCTACCTGACATTCGCCAATCAGGCATGCCCTTCCCCACTGTTGAATATCGAACCTATTTGTGTATGAAGGTCTCTCTTGGAATGCCATGTACCCAACATTAGCATACCACCAAGGCAACTTCACTCTTGCACTTCTTTTGCATTGCGTAGGAGGTACTGGGCGGTGAGTGTGTCCTCTAACAATGAGTCGGTGAGCGTGTCCTCCACATGCCATTGCGAGTTGGATTGCTTCAAGCTCATCTGAGTTTGCACCTGCTGCGTAACCGTGAGCAAAAATACACGACCCGATTTGGTAACAGCCACGGACTCCATGTCTATATGGGACATGTTTCCATCGCTTATATTCATCGGCTACGCCTTCCATCTTTCTAGGGTTACACAAGTCTCTAAGACCTCTAGGTATTCTCCTAGGATCAGGTCTTATAATGTTATCGTCATGATTGCCGTCCAACAAGATTAACTCACAGTCTTTTGGCAATGCTTTTCTTATTCGCCTGAGCATGTCAGCTGCAACACAGAACTCTTCATACAAAGTAGAACCTGGCGAGTCGTCCGAATGAACGCTCGCAGCATCTGCATCAACTACATCCCCAAGGTGAATAAAGTGTGTGAGCTTACGTCCCTTGATTTCCTCAAGCAGACGGGACAAAGCCCTTTCACTTTGATGGGGAACGTGGGTACAGCTTATTGCACACCACTTTGCCCATTTCGACATTTATTTCTTTTTGGGTAGGTCGATGTATCCCATCACATGTAGGATTACAGCAGCCCAACCAATAGCACCCACCATTGTACCTGCAAAAAATAGATTGCCTAAAGTGTCAGCTAAAAACATATCACTCTCCTTTGACTGGATAATCAGCCTTAAAGTTTACATCTCCAAGATGCCTTAATACATCGGCAGTCTGACCCTTTGTCAAACTCTTAGTGCCGTTCCCTTTGATATAAGTGGCTCTCTCTTCTGCTCTCTTTATAATATCCTTACGACCATACCAGCGACCGAATACAACCCCAAGCAATGCTAGCCCTGTTATGCCTGCTAGTATAGAAATCCAAGGTGTGAGTTGCGTTGCTACTTTGTCTATGATCGGAGGAGTCATCGCTAGAACGACACCAATCATAAGTAACTTAGCCCCGCCTCGTAGGAATACAAGATTTACTATGCCTGCAATAAGTGCTAGAAAGCCTGCGAATGTAATCGGCCACCAGAGGTTCGTTGTCTCCACTGCTGTAGAAACAATATCCATAGCCTGTTCTGCAGTTGGTTTAGGAGTAAAGATTGGTTGCAATGCTGAACAACCAACGAGGCAAACTAGCATTGTGCCTACTCCTGTAATCATCTTTAGTCTAGGCCAGAAATTCAAAAACATTAAAAGGCGTTCCTTAATAGAAAGAATGCTAAACTTGGAATCACACCCGCCAGTGCGCCAAACATTACTGCCTTAGTTTGCAGTACCCATATCTTACCTTCTATTATTCTAAGTCTCTTATCTATTCCATGCAATTCCATATCTATTCTATCCAGTCTGTGTAAAACCATTCTGGCATCGGTCTTCCAACCATTCGTGTCCATGTTAGGGTCTGTAGGGGGTGTCATCAGCTAAACTCCTGTATTACGCTGTACTCGATTTCCCCTTGGTCTAGTTTTTCGTTTATCCATTCTGCGTCACCTCTGTTGGCTAACATGTCAAGAACATGAAGAACTACATGGCGCTCGCCTTCTCTAAATGCTGTTTCAGTAGAATCACCAGGGACATGACTACTACGCCCCATGTGAAAAGTTGCCATAAGATCAGCCAAAACGCGTCTACCCGCCTCTGACGAGAAAACTGTTTCATAATCCTCTCTCCTTCTTTTATGACCATTTGCTTGCTTAGGCACCCATTCCTCCTAACGCCCCTAGGTCTACAGCAGCTGACGCACCGTCCTTCGCAGCAGAGGCAGCCTGTTGTGCCATCATCATCTGCTGTTGCTGTTGTTCTTGCATTGCCTGCTGTTGCTTCATCTCTGCCACTTCTCTCTCGGTCTTCAAGAACGATGGGTCTACGTTGTTTGCTGTTAACAATGAACGGAATATACCATCAATATCAAGATTCTGCATGACCTCTGGATTAACTTGGAGTAACACTTGTGATGCGCTCATAGCCTGCATGAACGATTGTGTCACACTGGCTCGCCTTGTTATAGCCATAGGACTGACGTAGTTGATCTTCAGGTTGGCATCTGCTACAGCCTCTGGTGGCTCTGCAAGAAGTCCTTTACTGAGCATCCATCCAAAAGTCCTGGAAATGATTGGGTTGAGCCACTCTGCATACAACCTAGAAAGAATAGGCGATATCACCATAAGACCTTGTTGCCTACGCTCTACAATCTCTGTAGCAGTCATTCGGTCTAGTTCTGGGAGTGAGAGCCTGTCGGCAAAGAAAGCCTTCTGTATCTTAGCCTCTTCTCTATCCATCAGCTCATGACCTATATCTGGGCGTGAACCACTGTTAAATGGTTGGGGTATATCCCTGGTACCCTGTCTAACGTACATGATTGAGCCTGGAGACGTTCTGATGGGGCCTTCCATACTCCCAGCGCCTACAATCACAGGAGGCCGTACAGCCAATTCTGAGGCCTCTAGGATCGTCCTAGCCATAGCGTTCACAACCTTGATTGTTGGCAGGACTTCCATAGCAGGAGAGCGACCATAGGTTTCTTCTGCAGCCTTGCTCCATCGAACGATAATATATGGGTTCTCATCAAAGCCACCCTCACTGAGTGTATGCTTTGCTTCTACTTCATAGTAGCAGGATGCCCAAGGCTTATTATTCTTGTCTTTCTTACCATACTGTCGATCCATCCGTTCATAGACGTGGTGAAGGATTGTTACTTCCTTATCCTTCTTCTCTGGGTCTTCAAACATAGATTTGCAGTCGTCACTACAGTTCTCTAGTCCGAACTTCTCAACCACTTCCCATATCGGCATCTTAAATTCACGGAACACATCTACTATGTCACCCTCGTCACTAGACTTGAGGTACATGCCACTTAAGTCTCTAGCTTGGAACTTCATTATCCCTTTGACCTCTTGAGCCAGGATTATGCCTGTTCCAAACGATACTAGGTCAAGTGCTACCTCATGTGCTGAGAGTGAGAAGTTGCTGTTCGTATTATCAAAGTAAGAGAGCATGCGATTCGTGGAGTCGTATAACCACTCCCTAACCTCGTGCATCTTGTTGACATTTTCATCTTCTGTTGTAAGTTCGAACCACCTAATACCAGTGTTGAACAACATGCCCTCTAGTGCTGCTGCTAACTGAACTGCAGCTTCTGGTGCTGTTGTATTGTAGATGAGGGCGCGTCTCTGACTACCCTTAGATTTCTTTTCCTCGAACTCTCTTGAAGGGAGAACATAGTCTGCTATATCTTGCCAATGGTTATCCCAGTTGACTCGATCCGACTTCGCTCTCTTGAACGCCTTGATTGCCTGTTCCGGTTTAAGTGCCATGATTTACTTCTTCTTTTTCTTTTTCTTTTTCTTAGATTGCATACTCTTATTTTTACTTGAACTCATTACCGACAGGTTCTTAGAGGAGTTGTTTCTTGGGTTATGATCCTTATGATGAACATCCTTACCGTCACCTTTCTTGACCTTGCCTTTTCGCATTAATGTGCGACGAGCCTTATTCCTAGCTGCTCTGTTCTTCTTCTGCTCAGACTTTGCATGGTATTCATCGTATTCTTTTCTATAGTTACGAGCCATTTAACTACCCATCAGTGTCTTACCACCAGAGTTTGCCCCTGCGGTAGCCATTGTGCCACCCATAGAACCATAAGAACCACCTGCTCGTAAGCTAGATTGACCAGAACGAGCCATTCGTCGTCTCATGTCCATCTGTGTTCGCTTGGCTTTTGCTGAACCTGATACCGTTACAGCTGGTGTCTGTACTGGTGTTGGTGGCGTTATAGGTGCAGGACTTCCTCCACCGAAAATATCTGCTAAAAAACTCATAATTATCTCCTTAATATGCCTGAACGGCTCCTGTTGTTTGACCTGTTTTCTTTTTCTTATTCATTAGAGTTGTATTTCTACTTGTTTCTGGTTTAGGTTTTGGTGCAGGCTTTTTATCTTTGCCACCAAATAGGTTGCCAAACAATCCTTTTTCACCAAATGCGCCGTATTTTAGTATTCCACTCATAACTTAAAATCCTTGCAGAGGGTTATAGTTTGAGTAATCGACACTACTCTGCCTAGTAGCGAACTCGTCTTCATGTGTCCTAGCGCATCGAAGCATCATG